AGCCACTGACTACCTCTCTAATCTGTAACCGGCAAAGTACACCGGAATAAAACTTCCCTGACCCTCTCGGCCACTCATATTCGCCCGGCGTGATTCCAATTGCCTCAAGTGTCGAATTTTGAGACGGACACTTTCCCCACGCTCTCATTGCATCCAGATATTTGCCGGAATAATCTATCAACTTGGGCGCAAACTCACGCAAGCCTAAACCCTGCTCGGAAGGCTGCCATAACATCAGGTCGGTTATCTGCCAGACAATCGCCATAGCAGTCCCAATCGCAATGTGCGTTCCATCGCGTCCGTCACCCGGTTCACTTGATACAGGCAATAATAGCCGGCAAGGCAATTGCGCTGTGGTAACAGATTCCGGTAATTCTTCAAGCCCGTAAACGTAAGGAGTAACGCCATTGCTCAAACTCACTTCGAGCGCAGCGAGCGAATCGTAGATGTCCGTGATCTCGCTCATATAACCCGCCTTTTGTACCGATCCAAAATGCGCGTCACATCCACCGGTAAGTTGGTCGGCATAATAGTGACACCGTCACCCGTTATCATCGGTCTGTCAATGTCTGCCGAGTTGTCCTTCTGCCGGTATAAGAAAGCCGCCAGCCTAACGCAAGCGTGCTGAATGTCTAATGGCGGTGTGGCAGAATAACCCCACGTGCCCGCCACACTTATCTCACTATCCCCGTCCGAGAAGCTCCACGATTGACTTTCATCCAGTTTGATAATCCATTTTGGATTGTCATTGCGCGGGAATAATCGGTAATCGCTTGACGCGACCTCTACACCGTCACCATTGGTTAGTTTCGTTACAGTCAGCAAGTCGTAACCCCACAAATTCAAGTCACTCCCATTAGTGAAAGAATCGTCAAAAAACTTTGTGGCGGTAGTAGCCTCAAAACTCCGCCCGGTGTAAGCGTCAATTAACCCCTCTGCGCGTTCAATAAGGTCTTCCAGCAAGTTGTCATCAACAACCGTGCCGGATATGCCCAAATACTCTTTGACTTGCGCCGCTGTCACATATGCCATTATTTCACCGCTTTCGTCGCTCGACCTTTAGGCTTTGCAACCACCTTCACAGCCGGCTTGTCTTCAATAATGGACAAGAACCCAGCCCTTGATTTTTCGAGAGCCTCTTCTTCCGGGAAGTCATAGGTTTCACCTTCCTTGAAGCGCAGGCTTCTTCCGTCCAGCGTATACCTGAACGGTCTGTGTATATAAACTTTCACATTGTTCAACTCTTCACCTCTTTCGTCCGGCCATAGGATAGACCCATCCGGTTTTATGTGCCCGCAAGGCACGCCAAAATGAGCTTTCATTACAATCCCAAGCCGCATACAATCAGCCGCGAATTGCATATCAGGTGATGGGTGCCCACCCGCCTCAAAACGCCTCATTTCTACTTGCTCCAGTACTCCCCTTTTGATAAGCGTGCACCCAAAGCCTAACCCACTGCATTCTGTGATAACAGCGCGTCTCGCTCTTTCACGCGCTTCAGGGAAGTAGTCCAAACTTCTATTTGGCCAGCGGGCTTTTCTGCCAACCGCTCGATAAACATTTAACACTGGAGGATTCTGCCTGAATCTATAAACGCCATAAGCAACGCCAGCATCAACTTCCAGCAGCTTCACCAGTGCATCTTTAGGAATAATCATGTCATGCTCAACTGTGAACAGATAGTCAAAATTCTCTTCAAGCGTGATCCGGCGTGCTAACTGATATTGATGTAAAGTATTCTCATGGTCGCCGCGTCTGTCACCTGTTCTGGCTCGGATGTTATTGTCCGAAATCTTGACAGTCAATTCGACGCCTTCAGGCCGGATCAGGTTATCGATGCTATCAAGCGTTTCCTGCCTGATAGCCAAAACGCCTGCTGCACTCCAAGTCGGACAGAATAACAGTATTTTCATCGCTCGTATTTATGCCCTTCCAACCTAAAAATGGCGAGCTTGTTGTCAAAGAATGTCTGGTCGATAAAATCGGCAGACGCGCCGGAAGCCACGACATAAATGTCATGCCCCTTGTGAATGTCTTTCAATTTCCCGATTGGTTTCACGGCGCGTCTACTTTGTCAGCTATCCGTTAGGCGGATGCTTGAGTTGCATATTGGAACGCCTCTGACTGCAGTACGCCGCAACCGAAGCGATAGCTGACAAGAATGCCAACCTGCCCGGTTCCAGCGTAAAGTTCATTCAGCCGGCGAATTCTCAAGCCGCGATTAGTTACGAATCCCATGTAGTTGAAGTTGCCAAATAGCAAGGAGTCGTAGGATGCTGTCGAGTAAGACTGAACATTCGAGTTCAAAACGACTGGATAACCTTCCAGCGTTGGACCATCCACAGTGCCGCTCAAGCGAGCCACACCATCGGTGAACTGGAATGGGTTGCCGGTCAAGCCTTTCAAATAGAACCAAGTTGCAGGGTTCATTACCCAGACTGCCCCATTGTGATACGGTGATCCAAGCTTTCCCATCAATTCAGGAATTTCAGCTGCGGCGATAGTTACATCATCATCCAGCGTCAAAGCGGCTGTACCGCCGGTAAATGCGCCTTCAGGCTCTGTAGTACCGGCTCCGATCAATGCATAGTAGTTTTCGGTGTCAGCCAGAGCGCGCCCGATAGCGTTGTTCAGGAACATTTCAAGTCCGCTGTTTTCGTCTTCCAGCACTTCTTCCGAAACCTTGATTAGCTTCTTGAAGTTGTAGACGGTGACAGGTACCTGCCCGAACGCGGGTTCATCTTCAGCAGGGCTGATGTCGCCTTCTTCAGCAACAATTGTGAACTTGCTCAAGCTGGTTGCTTCAGCCGGAAAATTGTACTTGTCGCGGTTGGTATTGACACGGAGTAAGCCAAGTCGGCTGATTAATGATTCTTCATCGCGCCGTGCGATAATTTTTCCGTATTCGTCATCAGGGACAAGGTAACCGCCCTGGGCAGCATCTTTCTCATTCAATGGGTTTACATTGGTCTTGATTGCCTTGCGCAAGTCGGATGTTTCACCGGTCTTGAGATAGTGCCAATAGGCTTTGGTATAATCAACCTCGCCTAAACTTCCTATAACAGCCGGTGCTTTCACAGTCGGTGATCCTTTCTCTTCGCCACGTTCCGCTTTCAAATCTTCGATGATTGACTTTTTCAAGGCCTCAACATCGATAGTTGGCTGTTCTACAGCCTTTACTTCTTCGACGATTTTCTCTTCGTCCATTTTTTCCTCCAATAGGTTTTCAGTTTTGATTGTTTCTTGCGATTCAACCAGCTCTTCAACCGCATCCACCGCTGATTCTTCAGCCTCCGGGATCGCCTCCGTGATTAGCTCGGCTTTCGCTTCGATTGAGGCTTTAGCCTCTTCGATTACGGCAAAGTCATTTGCCGGTTTTCGCCATTCATTGATGTCAAATAATGCCAGTTCGCCAACAGGCCAATTTGTAATAATGCCTCCATCCGCTTTGCGTACAAGATGATTCACCGCGCCGGAAGATGCTCGCAAGTTGTCAATGCCCGCGTCCACCAGCCGTTTGGCAAGCGGCTCTTCCAAATCAAGCGCCGGCTCAAACCAATGCCCGCGTTCGTCAGCGCCGGTGTATTCAGCCCTGCCGATCAACGCCGGTTGCGCCTGCATCTTGCCCGGCTCGTCTGGCTCAAAGCCGTGATAGTAGGTCAAGTTGACAAAGTCGCCCACCTTCAGCCAGATATCTGTGTCAGCTGAAAATGCCTCGCCGTCCAAGTCGCGCCCTTTCACCGGTCCACCGTAAGGAATACCCAGAACGCGCCAGTCCATAGGCGTATATTCTGCATCCGCCTTCATTCGCTTTTCAGCAACGCCGTTCCGCTCAACTATCGTGTTTGGAACTTGTATTTTCACCCTGTAGGCTTGTGTTTCCTTAAACATTTCTCAACTCCTCTTCAATTGCTTTCATAATGCGCTGCTTGATCTTCGGCGCGTACTTCTTTTCAGCCGCTTCAATGGTCAACCAGCCGCTTCTTCTATGTCCATAAGTCTGGTTATCGCCTTGCACCAATGGCGCATATCCGATGTAGTTGCTGATCGTGACCGTCATCCCGCCATCCCCTAAATAACGATTCCAATGCTTACGCAAGTCACCGCTCCGCCTATAAGGTACGCTTATTTCGCCTGCCTTCATTTTGGCAAAGAACGCCCGCCTGACTTTCGGATTGCTCTTGATGAGCGGGTTAGGCGTGGGAACCTTGCGCGGATAATGCTTCAGCTTGCCAGCCAGCATCGTACCTTCCTGACTCACAGCCGCCTTTACCTTATTGAACTGCTGAACGGTAGTCAATTTGCCTATCAATTCAGTTGCGCCTTCAATACGGATTTCCATTAAGCCACACCTTCCGGCCACTCCCAGGCGACCCCACACCGGCATCTCGGATGCGCTGGTGGAAATTGCCCGTCTGTGATAGGCTTCTCATTCTTTGGCCCGCAAATAACACAAACCCTGTCATCGTTTGCAGTAAGCCAAATCGGAATCATCTCACGCCCGGTTTCTTTTACAAGTTCTTCAACGTAAGCGCGCTCCCCTTCAACTGCTGCCCTTGTCGTCTCGGTCACAGCTATCATGTCAGCTCTAATTGCGCCGAAGTGCTGCTCAAGCCGAGCCGCTAATTCCTTCGATGTCAGTCCTTCTTCAAAATAGCCCGGAATATTATTTCGTAACAAATCTTCAAGAGCCCTTCGTGTTGTGCCTTGCATACCAGTCACCAGATCGTAGGTGTAAGTGCGAGCCCAATCAGCGGCAACCGCGTTGAAGTGTGACCAGTCGGCGCCAATGCCGACGAATCCCATCATCGAGTTAGCCTGTGAAATAAACGTGTCAACCAGAATAGGCTCAACGTCCCTCTGGATGTCCTTCCATCCGCTCTGCCAATATTCGTAAGGCACTTTGCTCAAATCAGGCGGATCGCCCAGCAAGTCGAGTAACTTCTTCATTTCAGTGCGCAAGCCCTTTGAAAGCACGCGTGCTAATCTGCGTTCTAACTCGTCACGATTCAGAACATCCATTACGGATAATTCCTCCACTCGATAACCGAGTCGAATATGTGTTTGACTTCTTCAGCCGTCTTTGCGCCTTCCAACGCTCCACTTATCGCCCCGTGCAAACTTGGCTCGATGATGCTCGTCTCGAATTCGCGCAATTCCTTGCCTTCCTTGACACGCTTTTCAGCAAACTTCTGCCACTTGCGCAATTCAGTTGTACGCTCGTCAACGGGCGTTTCGTCAATACGGTCATCCAATTGCTCTCGATGTTCTTCTAACATTGATAACTGCTCTTCGGTTAACTTATAGCCAGCCAGTTGCAATGAAACTTCAATCGGCAAGCCTGCAGTAGTAAGTTTGTTCAATAATTCCGCCCGGGCGTTTTCGTCTTCCTGAAATATATCCATCTCGTTGAACCGGAATTCCAGCCGCAAACCGTCACGCGCTAATAATTGCTCATTCAATGCGTCTTCAAATAATCGCGCTCTCGGTTTGATTGTGTCTTCGTAGAATGCCAGACGGTCTTCTTGTGCGGTCGCATAGTTAGCCGCTTCTGAATCCAATAAAGTCTGCTTGATACCAAACGCCATTGCGATATTATCTTTCGCCATTTCGCTTATTTCAGGGAACGATAAGTCTTTCAACGGTGGTGTCAACGTGACCGGCGTGACAGAGCCGCTTCTAACGCCCAGCACCCGGAAGGCGTTCTTGATCGCCGTAGCCGAACGCCTGAACCAGTTTTGAATCCGCTCAATTTCATTGCGGTCGTTGGAATCAATGCCCAATAAAGTGACCGGCATGGCACCGCCTTCAAAGTACATTTCCGGAAACTTGCTTATCGCGTACAATAACTTTGCGTCAATGTTCGATGCCTTGCCAGCACCGATACCTGGATTCGTGTCTTGAGTCGGATCAAACTCTTTGATGTAAACCATCTCGTACTTGCCGGCTTCTGGCTCGTTGTACCAGACTGCCCCGCTTGAGTTCTGCTTGAATTCGTACACGCCTTTGGTGTACTTGACATTCATGTCAAACGGATTGCGGTACTTGATGTCTTTGCGGAAGCCTGACTTGTTCGTGACGATCTCACCGTAAGCCGCGCCTGCCAGAAGGTTTGACGCTTCCCATTGCCAAATCAGGTTGCCTAACTTGGTCGGATAAGGCCAGTCCACTTCGTTTTCTTTACCCTTCATAATCGCAACTGGCACGCTTGAGATAGCATCGCATCGCAATTGCACCGCCCGGAACAGGAGCGGAACGTACTTGTACAACGTGGCAACGGAATCAGGAACGCCGTCCGATGTCAGGAGGTCTACCCAGCCGGGTACACTCGTTATTGCCTTCACACTATCAGTCAACTTGACCTCCCTTAATCCATCCACAATATGATTCCTCTATCACTTACAGCATTCCACGCGAACGCTAAACTCATGACCGTGTCGTCGTGCATTCCATTAGGCGCGCTGTAACTGAATGACCCGCTTGCATTGCGTTTGCTCTCAAAACTCAATAGCTCACCAATAAGCACAGGATTATTAAGAATCCTGATTTGCCCATTCTCAAATGCTGCTTGCAAGTTCTGAATAATAGACTGCTTCGTTGCCGAAGTCGTTGTAAACGGGATAATATTCAGCCCGCGTGTCACCAGCTCGTCAATAACCGGCCGGCCAATGCTGTTACTCTCAACCACCATCGAAGTCAAATGATAGCGGTGATATACAGCTTCTAACCGATCAATCAGCACCGGATAATCTACGCGGTTGAAGCGGTCAAGATAGACCATATCTTTTGATTCCGCATCCAGCACAGTAACAACCGTAAAGTCAACCGAAGCTGCAACGTCAACGCCTGCAATATACTGCTTGCCTTCCTCATACTCTTTTGGCTCTAAAACAGCAGCCTCTTGTACCCGCCTGAATACGCCGCCGGATAATTCCACAAATTGCGCGAGATTTTCCTGTTCGAATATCTGGCGCGGCTGACTGTAAAATAACTTCTCAATTTCCGAGAACGGAATATTTGGATTCTCATAAGGATTAGGCTCTCGCACCAACCCCTTATCAGTCATCCGCACACCTAACGTTGGCACTTGCCACGCCATACTATCAGGATCATCTGCAGCCTTAACATGCTCTTCCCAGTACCAATTCCGTCCACAAGGCGTACCAATTCCCCATGCCCAGCCATTCGTATCTATCAGCATCGGACGCAATACTTCGTTCCAAGCTTTCCGGTGTATGTATGCGGCTTCATCCATTACAACACCATCAGCAGTATGACCGCGCGCATTGTCAGGATTATCAAGACTCCGATATAATATCCTGCCGCCGTTAGGAAAATGAGCTTCCATTCGCGATTGATTGAATTTAGCAACGCTATGAGCTGCTTTGCGGGTTTCTTCAAAGCCAACGCTAACTTGATCATACGTCGGCGCCCCCCAAATTATGGTCTTCCCATTTACCGCATTCTCAACCGCAATTGCCATCGCTAATGTCGTCTTTCTCCAACGCCTGCCAGCAGATAACCAGTTAAATCGCTTTGCTTCCTTACGAACCAGTATTTGCCCTTGATGCGGACAAGGAAGTCGTATGCGATCACTCTTCTCCACGCCAGTCATTCACATACTCAATCTGGACTTTACCACCATCAGCACCTGTTATCTCAGTGCGCATAGGTTTATCCAAGCCAAGCAGTTTAGCGCGCCTGTCTTTAATCTTAAGCACAAGGTCATAGCGTTTCTCGCGCCACGCCTGCTTTTCCAGTTCGTCCATATCCGCAAGTTCATTCGCTATCCACTCTTCAATGCTTTCGGTCGCTTTACGCTTCCACTCGGCACGGATAAGCTTCAGGTCGCGGTTCACGGTTGACACATCAACCTCTATCGGTGGCGTTAGCTTTTTTAAGTTTTCTGCTATCTGGCGTTGCGTTAGACCACGCGCCCGCATTGCCGCGACTGCCTCGCGCCTGATTATTCGCAAATCCTTGTCCGATAGATGGTCTTTTTCACTCATTGTTGCATCCTGTGCGTTGCAGGTTTAGCCTTCATTATCGCCGCACTCAACGTCGCCCCATGTTTTGATTGCCTTTGGGTCGCCCTTGTAAAATACCAATACGTTTTGATGGGTTTTGCCTAACTTGCGCCCTGCTTGAAACGCTCTGCTTACTCGGATTGGCAACGACCCCACCGCCGTGACTAATATTGCCTCGTTGTAAAGTGTTGCCCCCGCGTCT